CATCAACTAAAACGAAAACAACAGAGATACAAGACCACATCTTCTATCGCTGGGAGACTGTTAACAAATGAATGATTTGGACGTAATTGCAATTGCTGTTCTTAAAGCACTCGTTGTTGCATTATTTTTTATGGGTATAGTAAGTTGTATATGGGAGTTAATTTTATGAATATATTTTATCTAAGTGCATATCCAAATATGTGTGCAGAAATGCATGTAGACCGTCATTGTAGTAAAATGATTATCGAATATGCTCAACTAATGTCTACTGCACATCGTGTACTAGATGGTGAAGAATATACAGAACGCAGTTTCAAGAGTGGACGTAAAGTTAAACGGTGGCGTTTAGATGGAGAATTGGGACGTAATCGTGAACCATATCTCTACAAAGCATGTCATGTTAATCATCCTAGTGCTATATGGGTACGACAGTCTGCAAAGAATTACAGGTGGTTATATGAACTTTGGTCGGAACTAAATAGTGAGTACATGTATAGATATGATAAAGATGAACCTCACATGAGTTTTCGAAAACTAGACAGTTTGTTACGTCAAACTCCAAGAAACTTACCAGAGGGTGTTTTTACAGAACCTACTCAAGCAATGCCAGACGATGTTAAGAATGAAGAATCATCAGTTCTTGCTTATAGGGAATACTATATAAAGTATAAACAACATTTGGCATCTTGGAAGAAACGAGAAATGCCACACTGGATGGAGGCAAGTTGTGCTACATAAGATAAGTGATTTGTGTAAGAAAATTGATGGAATAAAGATTTTGAGTGATACACTCTCAAAAGCAAAGTATGGGAATCCTAAAGCAGATGACTCTACTATAAACCATTTTATAGATCAAATACAAGCAGACTGTCTTACTATTGCAATGGATAAATCCAAGTATTGGAAACCAAACTCTAAACCAAACATGATGGAAGTTATGTCAGAAGAAGAAGAACGAGAGTGGAAACTCTTAGATAAGAAATTAAATAATAATGAAAAGAGTTAATTATGCCAACATTTAAATTTAGGAATACTGATACAGGTGAGGAGTTTGAAGACCTTATAACTAATGCTCGTAGAGAAGAACTTTTAGAAAAGAACCCACACATCAAACAGATGCCGACTATGTTTAGTATGGCAAGTGCAGTTGGTGACAGGATCAAAAATGATGCTGGTTGGAACGAGGTACTTTCTAAAGCTGCAGAATCATATCCAGCTAGTGAGTTGGGACAAAGGTACGGTAAACAATCGACAAAACAAATTAAAACAAATGCGGTGATGGAAAAACATCGTGCGAAATGGAGAAGTAACTGATGGCTAAAGGTAAAGACATTAAACTTGACCAAATGGTTAACATTAAACCATTAACGGAAAATCAAAAGAAGGCATTTAAATCCTATAAGGATGGTAAAAACTTATTCTTATACGGTGCCGCTGGAACAGGTAAGACGTTTGTAGCACTATTCAATGGACTACAGGATGTACTAAGAAATGATACACCGTATGATACAGTGTACATGGTTCGAAGTGCAGTACCAACTCGTGAGATTGGATTCCTGCCAGGCGATGAGGAAGATAAGACAGCATTGTTTCAAGTCCCATATCAGAACATGGTTAAGTTCATGTTTGAGATGCCGGGCGAAAGGGAGTTTGGAACTCTATACGAGAGATTAAAGAATCAAGGTTCTCTAATGTTTCTAACTACATCATTCTTGCGTGGTATCACGTTAGATAATGCGGTTATCATTGTAGATGAGTGTCAGAACTTGACCTTCCACGAATTAGATACTATTGTCACTCGTGTTGGACAGGATGCAAAAATCATTTTCTGTGGAGATTTCTTCCAGACAGATTTGATGAAATCAAGTGATAAGCAAGGAATGGTAAACTTTATGAAAATTCTAGATGCCATGCAACAGTTCGATAATATTGAATTTACGATTGGTGATATTGTCCGTTCTGGTTTTGTGAAAGAATACCTAATAAATAAAATTAGGCTAGGTGTAGAGTAAAATCTATTGACATTGAAGTGAACGTAGTGTATAATGACACTATAAGATTAAATAATGAGGTAAAATATGTTTGTACACAATCCAGTAGATATCCCAGAGGTATCCACAAAAAATATCAACCGTAAGCGATTCTATGATACGCCTACAGGATTCTATCCATCAATCACCACAGTTCTTGGTGTTCGTAAGGAAAAGAAAAAAGGTTTGATGGAATGGCGTAATCGGGTAGGTAACGATGTTGCAAACCATATTATGCGAACCGCTGCATCTCGTGGTACAGCAGTTCATACCATGTGTGAAGATTTTTTGAACAACAAAGAAGTAGTTAAGGATGATTTTCCTTTCTTACCTTGGTGTTTGTTCTCACAACTAAAACCTACTCTTGTAAAGAGTGTGAATAACATCTATGCTCAAGAAGCAGGATTATGGAGTGAAAAATATCGTCTTGCAGGTCGTGTTGACTGTATTGCAGAATGGAATGGTGTTCCTTCTATTATCGACTTTAAGACATCTCGTTCAGAACGCAAAGAAAGTTACAACTTTGAGTACTATATGCAAGCATCTGCTTATGCAGAGATGTTTGAAGAACGAACAGGGATTGAAATCAATCAGATTGTTATCCTTGTAGTAACAGAAGATGGCCTTGTCCAAGAATTCGTCAAAGACAAGAATGACTATCTTCAAGACTTGGTTGAGACAATCGACCTGTTTACAGAAGAGTGGTTAAAGGAAAATGAAAAAACTAATGATGTTATCAGTACTACCAGCGCTACTGCTTAGTACTACGGTAGGTGCAGAACCATACTGGGCAAATAAACCTGTCCAGTGTGCTGACGCAAATAGTGTCGTTGAACAATCTATGTTAATTGGTGAAAAACCAACTATATTTTTTGAGGGTGCAAGTATGCAACCAAATGGAAATGGTCAATTGTCTAGGTTTGTTATATCAACAAACAAGAAAACAAGGACTTGGACTTTGATAGAGTTTCCAAAAGATTCTGGCCAAGGATGTATATTAGGTTCTGGTATAGGAAACATTAACATAATATCAAATAATGGAATTAATATTTAATTACCTCTTGACATTGAAGTGTTAATGGGGTATAAATAGAATACAGTTTGTTTGAAGCAGACCGAAAACTATATGGGACTTGGGGGCAGTACCCAACGCCTCCACCATAATTACTTGGGAGTAGTAAATGATTAAGAAGTGGTTACTTAGTCTAAAACCTGTTTTGATGACAAAGGATTACTTTGCAGAACGGAATAGAATTGCAGACGCTAAGACTGTAAAATATCTATCTGGTATTGGACATACTAAACCGAGTAATTATGATGGGGGCGAAATAGGATCGACCAGTGGGAATAGGAAAGATTAGAACTGTCGGATGACTCCGTTAATGGTCAAAAACCATAATTGCAAATGACAATTATAATCCTGTAGATTACGCACTAGCTGCCTAATCGTACTGAGTTTCGAAGGTGTACTTGTAAACAGAAACACCTTCACTTTATCGTTCATCCCTTTGGGACGGAAGTAGCATAATGCGAAGGAACGCACTTAACCTTAATTGGGAGAGTGTTATGACTTTATATCAAGCATGGTGTTATAGAAAAGCACAAAGTGAATATAGACGTAAACAAAAAATACTATTGTATTTTAAATTACGTTCAAGAAGGGTGATGTCTTAATACATCCATGCAGACCTACGGTTAGTCTGTACGTTGCACCCAGCATTTATACTCTGGCTCTGCTTTATAAGGTTTGGGAGAGGGGTTCTTTATACTCTCTCCCAAGTCAAACTCTTAAAGGAGATTTGTTATGAAGAACAATATAGAAGAACTTGCTGTGATGACACCAAAGAAGTTTGCAATGATGATTGAAGGAATGGTCAATGCTGGACTTGGACAAACTACATATATGGATGCAATACTAGATTATTGTGAAAAACATCAAATGGAGCCGGATGCAGTCGCACCCTTAATCTCTAAACCACTCAAGGAAAAAATAGAAGCAAATGCAAGGACGTTAAATTTCTTGCCACGAGTAGCAACCTTACCACTATAGGATATTTCTAATGGAAGCATGGGATTGTTATCGTATGTACATTGGTCTGAAACTACACTTTACCACAGACTACGACTACAAAAAGTATGGTGGTAAAACGTCAGCAACCAAAGCATCTTTTCTAAAACGAAGGGACAGAAATTTCTTTGCAAAGACAGCAAGAAAGTATGATGATAAGACATTAGACTATTTCATTGCGAACTTTACTAAATCGCCAAAAGGATATATCGGAGAATTCAGTGAAGAGAACTACATGGAGTGGAGTAAGAATAAACAGTCTTTATCATACAATTTTATAAATGACATGTCAACTATTTTTATGCAAGTTGACGAATTTAATGAAATTTTCTCTTGCTATAATGGGCAACATAGTGTATTATTAAAGAACTTCCTCGCAAAGAGGATTCGAATTGAATCGATGGTAATTCTGGAAGGGTTACTGTCATATGTAAGAAATCACAATGAGGATATGAAAAATGATTTAATTTGGCCAGATACCAGACGTTTAATCGTCAAGTACGGTGCATTTTTGACTTATGATAAGCATAAATGCAGATTGCAACTACTCAAGCTGATAAAGGAGACTTTCTAATGTCAGACGAAATCATTCGGGAACGAGATTTCTTTCGTGCAAAATTGCAAGAAGCAATCTCTAGAGTGAAGGTGTTGGAGGGTGATAATGCTGACTTGCAAAAGCGTGATGCAGATGTCACCAAACGGTTGAACGAATTGTCCAACCAAAACACCACTAACTATCGTCCACGTTACCGCCAACGTAGTAACTAGGACACTATCCTAAGTAAGATATTAAACTGCTTTATTTAAGAAGGATTTGTTATGAAAGCAAAACAAACGTCACTAAACTGTTGGACTATAGAAGTCCAAAAAGATGGAAAGACAGATGAACTATTCATAGAATTTCCGCCTGATTGTTTGAACCAAGTTGGTTGGGACACAGGAGATACGTTAATATGGGAAGAACTACCACTTGGTGGTTACAGTTTGAATAAAAAGGAAAATGATGATGGTGACAGAGAATAAGGAAACAACAAAGATGCTTACCAAAGCACGATTAATTAGTTATTCACAACCACCTAAAGGGGATTTATATGTTGGTGAAGATGTCCAAGAACTTATTGCTTATTGCGCCCGTGTCTCCAATCCGGCTAACCAAGCAAGTCACGAAACGTCCGAAAAACTTATCAAATACCTTGTTAAACACAAGCACTGGTCGCCACTTGAAATGGCTAGCGCTTGCATAGAGGTTGATACTACTCGTGATATTGCACACCAAATTGTGCGACATCGTAGTTTCTCATTTCAAGAGTTTAGTCAACGGTATGCTGACCCCTCTGCAATGGGTGACGCATTTACGACAAGGGAATGTCGTTTACAGGACAAAACGAATAGACAAAATTCAATTGAAATTGAGAATGACCCTTCACTGGTTGATAATTTAGAACACCAAGAACTTATCAGAGAATGGGGATGGAGACAACAGGGTGTTATCAAAGCAACCCAAACTGCATATAAGTGGGCGATTGATAATGGTATTGCAAAGGAACAGGCACGCTGTCTGTTACCAGAAGGATTGACTAAGACACGATTGTATATTAATGGTACACTACGTTCATGGGTACATTACATTGAATTACGTTCTGAGAACGGAACTCAAAAAGAACACATGGATGTTGCAAAAGAATGTGCAGTGGAAATTGCAAAAATATTCCCACTGTTAGGTAAATTATAAGTGAGTAAAGTCTTTATTATTGGTAATGGCGAATCTAGACTAACTGTGGATTTAGACAATCTAAAGAAACGTGGTAAAGTTTATGGATGCAATGCCTTATATAGAGACTACACACCAGATGTCCTTGTATGTATAGATGCTGGAATGCAACACGAAGTATATGGTTCGGGGTATTGTTCTAATAACAAGACATACTTTAGAACACATACTAAGTTACCAGAATTTATGTACAAGGACATGACCAATTTGGATGCTCTTATGGAGTGGAAAGATGGGTTAACGATTTCAAACGAGAAGGGTAATCGAACACAGTTTACTGTGAACGGTACTGACCCTAATCAGATGAAGGTACTGTATAATAAATATAAAGATACAGTAGATGAGGTTAGACTTAAAGATGTTCTAGGACAGCACAAGTTATTCGTAACATGGGTTGATGATGAGGACAAAGTTGAGTTGATACCAGAAGATTATAGTGGTTGGAGTGCAGGCCCAACTGCTGTGAGGATTGCCTTAGAACAGGAGAAACCATGTAGAGTTTACTTGATTGGTTTCGACTTAGGTAGTCCAAATGAGTTGATTAATAATGTATATAAAGGGACGGATAATTATATGTCTACCAAGGCAAGTAAGACTCCATCTGTGAATTGGATTAATCAACACGCAATTAACTTTAGAGACTATCCTAATACGACATTCTATAAAGTTAATCCTGCTCCACTTGGAACTGATAATACTTGTCAGTTCATTGAAGAGTGGAAAGGGTACGATAATTTACAGTATATTGAACAAGATAATTTTCATTTAGCTCTTGACTTTAGCCTGTTATTATAGTATTATATATAATATATAATGAAAAACGTGAAATACTTTAACATACGAAAAACATACGGAGAAAATATATGTCAATTTCAGCACTAAGAAACCAGAACAGTCTGGATAAATTACTTCAACAAGTCCAAAAGGATGATAAGCCTAACACGGAAAAGAAATCATACGTTGATGAACGTCTGTGGAAACCAGTTGTAGACAAATCGGGTAACGGTTATGCCGTAATTCGTTTCTTGCCTGCGCCTGCTGGTGAAGAACTTCCTTGGGTACGTCTATGGAATCACGCATTCCAAGGCCCAACTGGACAGTGGTACATTGAGAACTCTTTGACTACTATGAATCAGAATGACCCTGTGTCAGAGTTTAACTCTGCCTTGTGGAACTCTGGTGTAGAGTCAGACAAAGAGATTGCAAGGAAACAGAAACGTAAGTTGCAATACTACTCAAATATCTACGTTATTGAGGATACAATGAATCCAGAAAATAATGGTAAGGTAATGTTGTATAGGTACGGTAAGAAAATCTATGACAAAGTTATGGAAGCAATGCAACCAGAATTTGCAGATGAAACGCCCATCAACCCATTTGATTTATGGGAAGGTGCAAACTTCAAACTGAAGATTCGTAAGGTTGATGGTTATTGGAACTATGACAAGTCAGAGTTTGACGCCCCTGTGCAATTGAAACCAACGGATGACGAACTAGAGATTATCTATGGTAAAGCTCATTCGCTCGCTGATTTCACTGCTCAATCTAACTTCAAATCATATGATGAGTTGAAGGCAAGACTAGATGCTGTTTTGTCTGGTACGATTGCAACTGCTAGAACTGCAGCTGTAATGGTTGAAGAAGAGACTACGGATTATACTCCGCCAGTTTCAACTTCAGCACCAGAAGCACAAACTGCACCATTCTCTGCCACTAATGACGATGATGACGATGCAATGTCGTACTTTGAGAAGTTAGCAAACGAGTAAAGTGGGATAAGGTATACTGAACGGAATATCCTTGGTGGTTGAATTGGATTCACACTGAAAGGGTCAGGTACACAGTAGACAATCTTAGGATTGGGGAGAGGGTTAACATTTCGGTGTTAACCCTTTTTTTTGTGTCAAAAATACGTCCAAATACACCTGTCAAATTATGATTGAGTCAAACTAATGACATCGCCAGTCGCTTGTATAAATAGTACTGAGTGAGAGATAATTTTTAGTTAAGGAAAGCTATTTAAAAACGAGAGAGAAATCATATGGATATTTTATCATTCATTGGTGAAGTAGGAGCTCCTATCGCAGGCGCTCTTGCAGCAGGATATTTTGTATTCCTAACAATACGGTTTATTCTAAATGGAGTAACTTCTAGTGTAACCACCTTGGCAAACATCATTGGTGCGCTGGATAATCGTGTTCAAACCATGAATAATGACCTCGTTAAAATTGATGCATTGATGAGTTATGCATTTGGTGTAAAACCGAATGTAGATAGACTCGCTGCAAACGAAGGTAAGGATGACGCAAGGCGTGATTGATAGGGGGAACATGAGTGGAAAATATCGCAGAAGTAATTAATCAATATGGATTCCCTTTAATAGCAGCTGTTGGACTTGGTTACTTTG